CCTCGTCCCCTGGTTCGTACACAACGCTAGCGTCTATTGGCGGAGTCAATTCAAACTTCGCGTACTACTGCCCAGCGGTCTACGACCACACCCGCTCTCGGGTTGTGATCATCGGAGACAACTACGATGGCAACACCTATATGGGAGGCCGCGTCTGGACAAATGACGGCGCTGCTGGTGTCTGGTCAACGATGAATTTCAGCCAAGCCCGTTTTGGCGCTGCGGCGCACGGGGCTGAGTTCGTTGAATCGCTCGATAGAATTCTGGTCAAAACCAGCGTTTCAAACGAAATCCTGTCCATCCACCCAACAACTTGGGTCGTAACGACTCAGACAACGACTGGCGGTTCTGGCATTCCAGCAGCAGCGCAAGGCGTATTTGGCAAGTTCCGATACTGCGAAGCGCTGGGCGGCTGCGTCTACTACCCCGAATATTATTCAAATCTGTGGTTTCTTGCCACCGAGTAGGAAAAGCATGACTACTGTTACTGATGGATTCTCCGGAACAGGCGCGCTATCCGCAAACTGGACGGACGTGTCCGCCGGGCTTGTGTGTTCGTCTGGTCAGTTGTCAGGGAGCGGCTACTCCTACTGGAATGCAAACACGTTTGTCGGCAACCAGACAGCGCAGATTGTTGTCAAAGTCCTGCCGTCCAGTGAGTGGGGCGCAGGCCCCATGCTCAAATACGAGCCTGGCCCGCAAGACAATTACTACGTCTCATATAACTCGGCGCGAATCTTCGTTGTCCGCATTTCCTCAATTGTTATTGACGTTGATCCGACAACGATTTCTGTCAACGACATCATCAAACTGACCGCCGAAACCTCGGGCTCGGATTTGGTGATCAAGCTTTACAAAAATGGAGTCGAGATTGGGTCATATACGGACACCAGTCCACTGACCGGAACCTACATAGGAGTCAGAACCTATACCGGCGACGCTACTTGGCGGGCTGATGACTGGGAGGGCGGGGATCTGGCGGGCGGAACTGCAGGCGCAGCAATAGCGTACTTGTCTCAACTCTAAAATGGAATTTAATCATGTCTGATATTTGCTTTGATGTCGACGTCGCGCTGGCCGAGGTGCCGGTTAACCTGGTGCCGCTGATTGACGACACAGACTTCAAGTCAATTGAAGCGTCTGTCGCCTACAACGCTGCCGGCCTGGCGCTGTATTGGCACTTCGTCACCCCAGCGGGCGCCTTCTCATCGACGGCAGTGACGCCCACAACGGGCGGTGTCTACGACTGGGCGCACCAGGGGCAGGGCATCTACACCATCGAGATCCCGGCCACCAGCGGCGCCAGTATCAACAACAACACCGAGGGCTTCGGGTGGTTCACCGGCGTAGCAACGGGCGTGCTGCCGTGGCGCGGCCCGGTGTGCACCTTTAGGGCAGCTGCGCTGAATGATGCGCTGATCGAAGGCGGCGACCTGCTCGACGTGAGCGTGACGCAGATCAACGGCAGCGCGGCGACATCGTCCAGCGGGCGCATGGAAGTCAACGCGACGCACTGGGCCGGCACCGCGATGGCTACGCCTGACACGGCAGGCTATCCGAAGGTGACGCTCAAGACAGGCACTGGAACTGGCGAGGTGTCGCTCAGCTCAGGTGCCGTGCTCATCCGCACATCGCTGCGCAACGGCCAGGCGCTGGCAGGCTTCCCGTTCCTGATGACGGACAGCACGAACCACAACCCGGCCACCGGCAAGACGGTCAGCGTGAGCCGCAGCATCGACGGCGGCGCCTTCGCGGCGACCACGGCCAGCACCGCAACGGAAGTATCCAACGGCACGTACAAGATCAACCTCAGTGCGTCGGACATGGCGGGCACAACGATCATGCTGCGCATGACAGCCACGGGGTGCGATGACCTGTTCACCGGGCTGGTGAACGAGCCGGCGTAAGGCGCGCGCCCATGTACTTCGCCCGCAGCGTCGTCCTCGTCGGGCGGCGACTGCACTCTAACGCCTACGTCGGCGCCCCAACTGGCGTCATCCGGCCGGGCCGGCACGATATCCTGCGCGCGCGTGGGTTCAGCCATGTGCAGCTGGCGCTGCAGTCAGTCGGCACGCAGGCGGGTGGGTATCTTTCGGCGGTAGAGGGCGGAGTTGATCTAGCCGCGCTGGCTGGCGCGGTCGGCGTTGCCGGCACGCTTGCGGCGCTGGACAGTGTTGCCGATACGGCTGAGCTGTTGGGGCAAATTCTCGTAAGAGGCCTGCTGTCTGCGGTCGACAGCAGCACCGCCGACACGGCGGCGATTCTTCAGTCGGCGAGCGTGTCGGCGGCGCGCGGGTCCTACATCACATCGCGCGGCGGGGTCATGGACTGGCGCGGCCCCAGCGCTGCGGCTCTAAGTGCGGTGGTCGGCACGCTTGCCGCGATTGATGCCGATTCCGACACCGCCGCAATCGTTGGCACAGGGGCCTGGATTCTGCTGGCCTCCGAAGGGTTCACCGACACCGCCGCGGTGCCGGGCACGGTGCTGGTTCAAGGCGCGCTCGACGCGACCGATGTTGATGCCGACGTATCCGAAATCTTCGGCGACGGCACGCTGCTTGAAGTCAGCGGCAGTATTGCCGCGACTGACGCCTACACCGACACGGCGCACATGACAGGCTCGCACGCACGAGTTGGCAACGTGGCCGCGGTCGAATTGTTTTCAGACACCGCGCTGCTGTACCAGACGCGCCCGAACACACGCTCACCATGCAGTCTTACTGTGCATGGGCGCCCGCACAAGCCGATTGGCTGCAGCCTGAAGGACACCGGACCATGAAGATGCCGCCCAAGCTCGTCGCAGGCGAGACATTGAACTACATCACTGAGCCGAGAGTGGCGAGCACCTACCCGGCCAGCGCCGGTTGGGTGGTTACCCTGTACCTGAACGCCAGAGCGGCCGGCACCGCGACAACGGTGTCAAGCACCGCCAGCGGCGACGACCACGTGCTCGAGGTCGCGGCGACCGTCACCGCGGGTTGGGGCGCCGGTTGGTACGGCTGGGAAATTTGGGCCTCACTTGGCCTGGAGCGCTACCGGATCGACGACGGGCAACTGCAAGTCGTGGCCGGTCTGCTCAGTGCGGCGGCGGGGGCCGACACCCGCAGCCTGGCGCAGCGCGCGCTGGATGATGCCGAGGCCGCACTCGCGGCTTGGACGCCGACCACCAAGCGCTACAAGATCGGCGAGCGCGAGATGGAGTTCAACGACCAGGGCGACATCATCGCTCTGATCAGCCACTGGCGCGCCGCCGTCACGCGCGAGCAGGCGGCGCAGTCGATGGCCGCCGGCCGCCCGAATCCTCGAAAACTCCAGGTGCGCATGGGCCGCGCGTAGCGGCACGATTCAGCCTTAACCGTACCGCGCCGATGCGAAACCATCGGCGCCATGATTTCAGGCCTGCGCGAGCGCGTTGCACAGTGGATTGCCCCGAAGGCAACCACAGCCACGCCGCTGCCAGCCCAGACCACAGGCAAGGCCCGCGCCATTCGGCAATACGGCGCCGCACGCATCACCAAAACAACCGGGTCTTTTGGCAGCTCTGATTCATCGGCCGACGCTGAACTGCAATCGTCGCTGACGGTGATGCGCAATCGCAGCCGGCAGATGGTGCGCGACTCGGGCTATGCGAAGCGCGCAAAAGCCACGCTGGTGAACAACATCGTCGGCACCGGCGTCGGCCTGCAGGCGCAAGTGATGGGCACCCGCGGCGAACTGAACCAACGCGTGAATGACGACATCGAGCGTGCACACCGCGAATGGTCGCGCGCCAGCTCATGCCATACAGGCGCCAAGCTGCACTTCAGCGACATGGAACGCGCGCTGTGCGGAGAAGTCGTCGAGGCCGGCGAGATTCTTGTGCGCCTGCACTTGCGCGCCTTCGGAGACAGCAAGGTGCCCTTCGCGCTGGAAGTGATCGAGGCCGAGCGCATCGCCAGCGACATCGTTATGCCTGGCGCGATGAACAGCGGCAACGAAGTGCGCCTCGGCGTCGAGGTCGACCGCTTTCAGCGTCCGGTGGCGTACTTCCTGCGGCCGCGCCACGGCGGCGACATCCGCTTCGGGAACGGCGGCAATGAAACGGTCGAGCGCGTGCCCGCCGACCAGATCCTCCACTTGCACCTGACCGCGCGCTGGCCGCAGACCCGCGGCGAGCCTTGGTTTCACACCGCCGTCCGCAAGATGGACGACATAAACGAGTACAGCCAGCACGAGATCAGCGCAGCTCGCGCCTCGGCCGCCTACTTCGCCACCATCACCACGCCAGAAGAGCAAAACCCGCTGCAGGACGAAGAAGGCGAGGATGGCCAGGGCACGATGAATATCGAGCCGCTGACGATCCAGGAACTGCGGCCGGGCGAGGACCTGAAATTCCACACACCGAACCGTCCGAATTCGTCGTTCGATGGCTTCATGCGCGCGATGCTGAGGGAGGTCGCGGCCGGCGTTGGCACCAGCTACGAATCGCTGAGCCGGGACTACAGCCAGTCGAACTACTCCAGCAGCCGCCTGGCGCTGCTCGACGACCGCGACGGCTACCGCGCCCTGCAGCAGTGGTGGGTACGTTCGTTCCGCGACCCGCTGTACCGCATCTGGTTGCGCCAGGCCGTGCTGTCGAGGGCGATCCCGTCCATCCCGGTCGAGGCCTATGCCATCGACACCGCGCGCTACGAAGCCGTGCGGTGGAAGCTGCGCGGCTGGGGCTGGGTAGATCCCACGAAGGAAGTCAACGCCTACAAGGAGGCGGTCAAGGCCGGCTTCACCACCGTCACCGATGTCATCGCGCAGACCGCCGGCGGCATGGACATTGAGGACGTGATCGCCACGCGCCAGCGCGAGCTGCAGATGCTGGAAGAGGCGGAGATCGAGGTCGACACCACTGTGCACGACCCGATGGCGATCCTGGCTGCGGAGGCCGCGGCGAAGCCTGCGCCTACGGCTCCGCGTGAAACCGACGACGGCGACGAAGTCGACGACGAAGGAAGCAAACCCGCGCGCGTCTTCGCGCTGAGGAACACCGCATGACAGAACCCATCAAGTTGGGCCGCCAGGCCAGGGATTTCCACAGCGCCGAAATCACGTTCGTGCGCGCGGCCGGTTCCGAGCCGGCGCGCATGTCGTTCCCGGCCAGCAGCGAAACCAGGATCGAGCGCTACTACGGCACCGAAGTGCTCAGCCACGCCGCCAAGTCCGTGCGCCTGGACCGCGTGTCCGGCGGCTCGGCGCCGCTGCTGTTCAACCACAACTGGAACGACCCGATCGGCATGATCGACGGCGGCCGCCTGAAGGATGGCAGGCTGTGGGTCGACGCGCATCTATTCGACACCGCTCGCGCCGCCGAGGTGGCCAAGATGGTCGAAGGCGGCCTGCGCAACGTGTCCATCGGATACGAAATCGAAGAGATGTCCGAGGACGTCAAGAGCAATACCTACACGGCCACACGCTGGCTGCCGCTCGAAGTCTCAATCGTGACCATCCCGGCCGACCCGAGCGTCGGCCTGGGTCGCTCCGACGATCCCGAAGCCAAGCCGGTGCGCGTGCTGCGCGCCGCATCCGAACCCGCAGCGTCTGCTGCTTCACCTGGAGCGCCAATCATGGCCGAAAACCAAACCGCTGCGGGTCAACCTGCGGCCCCCCAGACTCAAGTGCAAATCTTGGAGGACCACGGCAACCGGCTGACGATCGAGCAGATCGAACAGCAGCGCCACAAGGCAATCCGCAACTTGGCGAAGTCGAGCCAGTGCGACGAGAGATACGTCGAGCGCTGGATCCGCGAGGGCACGTCGCTGGAGGACGTTGCTGACGACATGGTCAAGATCATGAGCCAGCGCAGCGAAACCAAGGCCGTGACCTTCCTGGACATGGAGAAGAAACAGCTTGGCACCTACAGCCTGACGCGCGCGTTGCGCGCGGCGCTGTCGAAGGACTGGACGCACGCCGGCCTGGAGCTGGAAGCCAACAAGGAACTGTGCAAGCGTCTGAACCGCTTGCCGAAGGCTGCATCGTCCTTCTTCGTGCCGCTTGATGCGATGGTGCGTCAGCCCGAGCGCCAACAACAGCGCGACATGACGGTCGCCGGTGTCTCGGGTTCGAACTACCTGGTCGGCACCGACA